CGGGTTCGAAGAACCCCCTCCCCCACGAACCCTTCGGGTTCCTTCGAAGCGTAAGCACTAGGGCCAGCCCCTCTAAGGGCTGGCCCTAGTGCTACAGCGACACAGCCAGCTCGAAGAGCTGCCGGTTACTGGGAGTCAGCCACAGGCGCGACCTGACGCGCCTTACGCTTCGGCCGCGCGAGCACCGAACGCACCTTCGCGTAGCCCTTGTCGTCGTGCGCGATCTCCACCAGGCACTCGCGCCCGAGCAGGTCGTGCTTCCGCAGCTCAGGGCGCTCGAGCATCCGCTCCGGCCCGAGCAGCGACGTCAGCCAGCCATAGGCCTTCGACTTCACGCCCAGCGCCATGGACGACACGCCCTCGACGCTCACCGTCGTCTCGGCCGTCTCGTAATCGTCCAGGCTGAACGTCCAGCGCAGCAGCTGCCGCGGCCCGTCCGCGTGCTCGTACGTGAAGGGCTCCAGCCCCACGAGCGACGCAGCGAACACGCCGTCCTCGATGTCCACGGGCCCGCCGCCCACCTTCAGGACCATTTCATCAGCCATTGTCCAGCCCTCCAGGCTTGCCCCGGAACGCGAGCGCGCCCCGAGCGTCCAGTCCGAATGTCCAGCCGCGCCCGAGCATTTGCCGTGCGCCTGTCTCTGCCAGCTTCCCAGCCAGCGCGTCGCGATGCGCCTTCGCTGCCGCGCTTGCCGTCGTCTCGGCATCGCGCGCCAGCCACAGCGCCACCGCGAGCGCCTCTTCCTGATCCGTAGCCGCCGTCGTGCCTTCGTTCGCGCCCACCTTCAGCACGAGCTCACCGCTCGCGCCAGCGGGCGCGACGCGCGTCGCGACGTGCTGCCGGATGAATGCATCCACCTCCACGAGCATTCGGGCCTGATCGTGATAGTCCGCCGGCACGACATACGACCGCAGCGATCCGCCCACGAATGCCGCGACGTGACACGTCACGCGCCCTGTGAGCGCCAGCTGCGCCTGTGCCTGCCAATAGACGTACTCCGGCAGCGACGACCACAGGTCGTAGTCGCCGCTCACCTTCACCTCTAGCAGCTCGTGATGCGGCACGTAGTAATCCGGCGTCGCGCACAGCGCCACCTCGGGATGGGCGTACGTGCGAGCGCAGCGCATGAGCTTCCGCCCGTGCTGCCGCGACCACATGCCCGCTACTGGCTCTTCCATCAGGTTGCCCGCGAGCATCGCCGCCGTCTCCGGCTTCGGCTTCGCCGCGCCCACGAGCCGCGCCCAGACGTCAGCCGGAGTCTGGTACGGGTGCTGCCCCATGAGCGCGCCGACCTCGGACGCGCCGACGCGTGTACGCCGGAGCTCGTGCCCGCTAGCCGTCGGTGCCGGCATCGTCGGCATCCTCCAGCATCGCCAGCGCGTCGTCAGGGCTCGGGCCCAGCCGGTCGTCCATCCAGACGTCCAGCACGTGCCGCACGGCATCCTCCAGGCGCATTTCCGGCAGGTGCTGCCGAAGCGTCGTGATGTCGCCGCTGTCCAGCTTCACGTGGATCGTGCGCACGACGCTCACGCTGCGGCCCGCCTGGTGCACTTGTGCATCCGGCTCGGGCTCTCCCACCACGCCGGACGCATCCAGCGCACGGCAGCGCCGCACGCTTCACACGTACCAGGGAGCAGCGCGAGCCAGTCGGCGTTTGCGCCTTCAGGCGTCACCGTGAACGCCATTCCCGGCCGCTGACGGCCGTTCCTGTCCAGAGCGGGCATTCCTGCCACCTCCACCTGTCCGGACGTGTGGACGGGGAGATAGCGGCTAGCCGCTGGGCGTCTCGTCTCGTCTCGTCACGTCACGTCGCCGTTTCCGGCTGCCGCTACGGTACGGGATGGTGTCAAGCCCTACGGCCGGAGAACGCCGTCGGTGATATGCGCGATGCTCCGGAGAGCGTCCTCCAGCTCGCGGTTCCGGGCCCGCAGCATCTCTTCGGTCGTCGGCGGCTCGGGCACCGGCGGGATTGCCTTCGGACGCCACACGATGCCCACACGGATCGTGCCAGCGGGCTGCCCGGTCGCCTTTGCGACGGCGCGAGCCGCGGCCATGATGTCGTCCAACTTCACTTTCTGGTAGCGCGCTTCCCGGCTCGCGCCTGGGACGCTGCAAAGCGGGTTCATGACGCGCAGCTGCGAGTAGCGCAGGATGCCCGGGATAACGCCGATCATGTGATACCCGTCGAAGTCGGGCGAGTCACACCGCTTGTCCTCGGGCCAGACTTTGTAATCCGTCGGGATGGCGAACAGGCGCCGGTCCTCGCCCGTCAGGATGGCGCGGAGCTCGGCGCCCGTGAACGAACGCACGGCATACGGCCGTTCGGTCCGCTGGAACGCCGTCTGGATGTCGTAGAGGTTCCCTCCGCTGCAATCCTCCACGCCCGCCATCGCGCGCAGCCGGGTAGGGGTCGGCACCTGTTCGCCTTCACTCTGCCCGTCCATTTGCCATGCGCCCACGGCAGCCCAACAGTTACTGCCTTGGCAGGGCGATCCGTCCAGCTGATACACCGGCTCGGGAACGTACAGGCTCACGATGCCCTCCAGGCGAGTTCCATGCGCGCGAACTTCGTTAGGTTCTGGACGCGGACGCGAATGTGGACGTAGGCGGGCACCGGGAAGCTCGTGGGCGGGCTCGTGCTGAAAGCGCCCGTCACGTCGCCCGCGAGCGGCCCGTCAGCCGGTGCGTAATGGATCGCGTAGTTGTCCTGATTGGCGTTCACGAGCGTGACGGCCAGCGCGAGCCCGGACGGGTCCGTGCCCAGGCTGACGGGATACGTGACTTCGCCCAGCGCGTACCGGAACTGACGCGTGGCGATCACGCCCAGCGCGGACACCGTGCCGGCGGCCCGGATGCGCAGGGTATATACCGTGCCGGGCACAAGCCCGGCGTGGCTGATATTCGCCATGAACTGCGTGGAGCTGATAGGCGAATAGGTGTAGCTGGCGACGGTGCTCGTGTTCGCCGCGTTCCTGATCTCAATGATGATCTGCGTGATGCGCTCGCCCGTGGACTCCACAAGCGCCTGAACGCTGACGTAGAGGCCCGTCCAATCCGCCGTGTCCGTGGGCTGAATGGCGTTTACCGGCCCGCCGCTGGTAAAGCTCCAGTCCGCAACGCTGATCGCCATTACACCACCCGGTCCGTGACTTGCAGCTGATTGCTGTTGCCGTTGACGTTCTGCGCCCCATACGCCGACGCCACTTCCCATTCGGCTTCCACTTCCCAGGACTCGCGGAAGGTCGTCTCGACGAGCCCGTAGTCCGTGCCGAGGGTTGCCGCCACCTGAACGCGCGTCGGGCCCACGGTGTAAGCCAGCGCTAGCAGCCGCTGCGTCAGGTCAATCGCGGGCCCGTGGTGCACCTCCAGCACGCGCCAGCGATCACCGATAAGAGACGTCGCAACGGTGCTCGTGACGAAACCGGGCTCTAGCGTGAACGCGCACGAGCGGGCGCCGTAGGCCGGGTACCGCTGCGCGTTCACGACGAAAGCCGCCCACGTCGTCCGGGCGCTGCCTGTCGTCAGCTGAAGGTCCGTCTTCGTCGCCGTCCACGATCCGTAGCGCGTCACGCTCGCCGCGTCCGTCGTCTCCGTGACTCCGGTCCCGCCCACGATGTCGGCCGTAAGCCGATTGATGAGCGCACCGGGCTCGGCCACGAGCGACAGGCTCTCGAGCTCCACGTCGCCACCGCATCCCGCCGTGAACGCCAGCGACGGCGTGCCCCACGCCGTCGCCCGGTTGCGGTAATGCAGCGTGCCGTCCTGCTCCACCTGGAGCCGCCCGCCGTCGCTCGTGACGGCATCCACCATCGCGGGCCAGACTTCGTTTTGGATCGTGACGCCCTGGAGCGTTTCGCCGCCCGCGCCGATGTCGCGCAGGCCCGCCGGCCACGCGAGCCGGTCTGCCAGCGACGCAAGCCGGGCGCTCGTCGTCTGCGAGCCCAGCACGAGCGCTCCGCCGGTGTCGGCCGCGAAGCGCCCGAACGCGCCCACGTTGTCCTCGGCGCCCATCGTCACGATGTTTATGTCCTCGGCTAGCTCCAGCTGCGCCGCGACGTTCGTGAGCCGCCCACGGAAGACGACGTACGTGTCCAGCTTCACGCGGACCTCGGTGCCGATGTCCACGAGCCCGGCATACGCGCTGACGGCGTTCTGCGGGTCGTACGTGCGGGCCGGGTCCGTCAGCGTCAGCGACAGGCTGCCCGCGTCCTGAACGGTTAGCACGCCCTGATCCGCTCCGGCGCCCCACGTCCACGACGCGCCGAGCACGTCGCACGTGATCTCGTACCAAATGCCGTTCATGTAGAGCTCCACGGCCACGTCTAGCCCGTCCGGGCGAGCCGGTGGCGTGTCGGGCAGCGGAAGCACGGTAATCGTGACGGTGTACGCGCTCGTGCCCTCGGCGTTCGTCGCCGTCAGCGTCACGGTGTATTGCCCAGGCTGCGCGTACGCGCGCGACGGGCTCGCGCTCGTGCTCGTGCCGCCGTCACCGAACGTCCACGCGTACGTGCCCGGGTTCGTCGTCGTGTCGGTAAAGACGATGGTGTACGTGCCGGCAGTCTGGACGTAGGTAAAGCCCGCGACCGGCCGCAGGTCCGGCCTGAACGCGACTGTCCACGCTGCCCAGAGCTTCGACGCGCTGATCGTGAACGTGCCTGGGTCGTCCGTCGCTGCGTTCAGGTTGCGCGTCGCCACCGCGAGCGTGACGCCTGACGCGCCGCCGCTGTTCGCGCTGTCCCGATTGTCCGGGTACGTCGTCGGGTAGACGCTGACGGTGACTCCTTCGTCCACAAACGCGAGCGCCGCCCATAGCGTGTCCTTCGCGCCCCAGCTCACCGTCAGGCTGGGCGGGTTCGGCGTCGTGCTCGTGCCCGACGTCACGGCGACCTCGGGCGCCGCCGTCGGATGCGGGTCGCCGATGACAAACGCGCGCGCCTGCATCTCTTCGGACGCGCTCGTGGTGAGCGTCAGGTTCGCGGGCTCGGTCCCATCCGCCCAGCGGTAGCGCAGCTGACGCGTGATCGTCGCTGCGTTCGCCTGGAGCTGCGTCCAGCCCGCCGGCCACGTGACGGTCGGCGTGCCGTCAAAGACGACCGCGACCACGAGCAGGTCGCCCACCTGGGCGCCCGATGCCAGCGTGACGGTATGCGTCGTGGCATCGGCCGTTGTCTGGCTATTCGTCGCGTTGCGGACGAACGGGAAGAACGGCATTAGCGCGCGATCGTCAGGCTGCGGAAGCCATCCAGCCGGACGCTGCCGTTCGCGGAGCTGTATTTGCGCAGCGCCCGCACGACCGCCGCCTCTACCGTTGCCGGGTCGCCGTTCACGTACATATTCAGCGTCACGCCACCGCCCATGCGATCCAGCGGGACGACCGCTTCCGGCCCGGCTTCACCGATAAGCGCGAGCGTCGGGCTCGTGACGATGCCGCCGTCCGCGAGCTCGGGAATGTCAAACGGGTCAATCTTCGGCAGGAACTGAAACGTGCTCGCGCCTAGCAGCTCCACGTTTGGCTTGCCGATGGGGTCGAATGGGAAGCCATACAGCGGGTTGCCGACGCTGACGCCCGGGAACTCAATGCTGATGCCTGGGAACTCCAGCCCGTTCAGGAAACCGATAACGCCGTTTAGCCCGTTGCGAATGGGCGTCATAATCATGTCTGCGAGCCCGGCCACCGCGCCGCCGATGCCTTCCACGAGCGCTGCGCCGATGTCGCCCGCCGCCGTCAGGATGCCCGGCACGATGCCCTGGAGGAACGTCAGGATGTTGCCGATAGCCTCTTCGACGTTCTCGGCCACCGTGTCAAAGGTCGTCTGGATTGCTTCGACGGCGCCTGTGAAGTCGCCGTTCAGCAGCGCCGTGATCGTGTCCACGACGCCGGTGATGACGGCGAACGCCGTTTCGAACGCCAGCCCGAGGTTCGTTAGCAGCGGCTGGATCAGGTCGAACGCTGCCTGAACGTGGGGCGCGAGCGCCGTGATGAGCTCGCCGACCTTCGCGAAGTACTCGCCCAGCTTCGTGGCGATCTCGGTTAGCGTCGGCTGGAAGTCTGTCCAGAGCTGGGTGAGCACGGGCAGCGCTTTGTCTAGCTCGGTGTTCAGCGTCGCGCCGATGGTTTCGAAGACGTCGCCGATGCCCGCCTTCACGACCTCCAGCGTGCCGGCGGTCGTCGTCGCGTAGCCCTCGGCGGCTTCGCCGTACTTTGCCTCGGCGTCCTTCAGCCGCTGGCCCGTCGTCTCGCCTTCGATGCCGAGCTCGCGCATCGCGCGCTTCGATCCGTTCAGGCCCTGTGAGACGAGCTTTGTCGCTTCCTCCAGGCTGATGCCCTTCGTGCGCGCAACGTCGAACGCGAGCGCCATAGCGCGCTGCCCGGCCTTCACGCTGCCCGTTGTCGTCGTGAGCTTCTGGAGCCCGCGCACGATCACGTCGTCATCCGCAAAGCCCAGCGACGCGCCCACCGTCGTCAGGTTCTCCGCGATGCGCTTCGCTTCGTCGGACTCCACGCCGAAGTTCTTCAGGGTTGTCGTGAGCCCGAAGAGCGCCTGATCGTACTTGCGCATGTCTTCCATGCCGCCCAGCACGGCGCTGGACAGCGCTTCCACGCCGGTGATCGCAGCGTTCAGGAAGACAGGCCCGGCAAAGCTCGCCATGCCCTTAAACGCGCGCCCGACAACGCTCGTTTGCTTCGTGACTTGGCCCATGCCTTTCTTGACGTCGCTGACGTCGGCGATGAGCTTTAGCTGAAGGATGCGGTCAACGGACATGGGCTAGAGCTCCTGGAGCGCTTTGTCCAGCGCTTCGGAATATCGGGCTTTGATCTCGCGCCCGTTGTCGCGGATCGTAGGCCACAGGAAGTATCCGTCGCGCCCGCGATGCGGGAGGAACTGCCGGGTGCTCGGGCGCCCGCCGCCGCCGAACTCGGCGCCCCAAATGACATCGCCCACCGTCTGCCGCTTCCCGCGACGCTGCCGGCCGTCGCTGTGCGGAGGAAGCTTCCGCGAGCCGCCGAGCTTCACGGTCGGGATGCGGCTCCCAGGCGTGGACATGGCATCGGCCACGAGCCGCGCCGCAGCGTTGCCGCCGCGAGCTCGGCTGGACGCTTCCGACACAACGTCGTCCGCAATTTCCTTTGACGCTACGCGCATTTGGTCGCCCGCCGCTTCCGGCAGGTAGCGGAGCGTTTTGTTCAGCCCTTTGATGCCGTAAGCCCTTTGCTTCACTTGCGCCCTCTTTTGCGGGCCGCTAGCCGGCGCTCGCGCGCTTCGTCGCGCAGGACTTCATTCATCGCCACAACGTCGCGCCACGTCAGGCGCCGAACGTCGTGCATCGTCATCCCGAATGCCCGCGCGAGCCGCGCGATTTGCTCGGCTCGGCGGGCCGCTACAGGTCCGGGTCGGCGTCCTCGGCGAGCGCGACGGCCGACGTAAGCTGCCGAAGCGTCATGCCCTCGGAGCTCTTGCCGGTCGCCGTTTCGTAGATAAGCCGATACAGCTTCGCCGCGCTGGGCGCCTGTGCCCATTGCGTCACAGGCAGCCCGAGCGCGACTTCGATTGTTTCGACATCCACGACCTTCAGGTCGAGGATGCTGATCCGCTCCTCCACTTTGCTCACCTTACGCGACGACCGGGATGCCCTGGAGGATAAGCGGGACGTCCGTCTCCACCCTCTGCCCGATCTCAAACCGGCCGAACGGGATGGGCGACGGGATGATGACGTCCACCGTAATGGTCGTGCCCGTGACAGGCGTCACGACCATCTCCAGCACCTTGTCATCCAGCGCGGACAGCGCCGTATACATCGGCTCCGACCACAGGCACGACAGCGTGCCGCTGCGCGTCGTGCGCCCGGCTTCCATCGCGCCCGGGTCGCAGAACGTGCCCACGTCAATCATCTCCGTCTCGGTCGTCAGCTCGACGGCCACGACGTAGCAGCTGATATCCACGACCGGGTTCACTCCGTCCTGGAGCGTCACGGTCGGGCTCTTCACGATCATGTCAGCACCCCACGTAGCCCACGACGTTGAGCGTCGCGGTTAGATACTCGATGCCGCCCTGTTCCTGGACGGGCCCGACAGACTCCACCTGCTCCCACGTCGCTTCCGCGACGGACTCCACCGCCGCGATAACGTCGTCACAGGCGCCGTCTAGGACTTCCATGCCGGCGGGCCCTGCGGCCCTGGGCACGAGAATGGTGATACGCAGCCGGACGGCTTCCCGCCCGTAGTCCACGCGCTCGCGGTACGGGCTGCGGGGCGCGATCACGACGGCGGGCGCCGCGACGATATCCGGGGGAGCGGGATATACCCCGTACCCCGGAAGCGCCGTCACGACCGCCGCCGCGATGTCAGCCCGCAGCTGCGCCGCATCGCTCACGCGATGCCCCAGCTCTCGCGCTGCCCGAGGAGGATCAGCGACACTTCGGGCATCGTCGTCTTCACGTACGTCGCCACGTCGCCCAGCCCGCCAGCCACGCCCCAGGGCACGTCCGGCGACTTGTAGAACCGGACGGCCGCAGCGATGGTGGCCTGATGGATCGCTGGACGGCAATCCACCACGTCCAGCGTGATAGGTGCCGTCCAGTCCACCACATCGTCCGTGACGGTATGCCCGAGGTGATAGTCCACCCAGCGCGAAGCGAGGATAAGCGCGGCAGTAAGCCGGTCATCCTGCCCGGTCACGCCACCGAGCACGGTGGCGAGCTGCGACAGGCTCGCGTATACCTCGGGATTACCGACAGGGGGCATCGCTTACGCGCCCGCGTTGTAGATCCAGACGAGACCCTCGCCGTAGTAGAACGCGTTAGCGCCCAGCGACCACACGGCGACGTTCTGCCCGAGCTTCGCGACGTCCTCGGCGGTCACCGTGAACGGGCCCTGCTCGAGCCACTTTGCGGTAGCCCGGTTCGACACAAGGAACGCGTCGTCAATGCCGCCCGTGACGCCCGCAATGTTGCGATCGTGAATGATGGGAAGCCCGTTCACGTTCACGATGAGGCTGTTAGCCGTCGCGTTGCCGGCGGCCATGCTCATATTGCCCGGGTACGCGGGCACGATGCGCGACATAGCCGCGAGCTTCGTGAACGCAGACGTGGACGCCAGCGCGAACTGCGCGGGCTGCCCGGTAGCAGTCTCGATATCCACCGAAGCCTGGAAGAGCGCCGTGAGCAGGTCGCCGCCGGTCGTGTCGGCGTCAATGTCATACGTGGTATTGCTGAAGCTGCTCGGCGCGTTCCAGGCCGCGTCCACGAAGTACGTGTCTGTGACCTTCGCCCACGCCGCCGCCATGACGCGGCCCCAGGCGTCAAGGAAGCTCGGGTCGCTGCGGCGGATCAGCTGATAGCTGATATCCGCGCCGCCCGCGAACGTCTTCACGTAAGCCGTGTCATAGCCGAACTGGACGATGGAAGACACGATCTCGGTCTTCTGGCCTTCCTGCTCGCCGATGATCGGGTCTTCGCTAGGAATGTAGCTGGGCCAGCGAACGGACATGCCCGTATCGGGCAGCGGCGCCGTGCCGAACGCCGTGATAGCGGGCCGCCCGAAGTTGAGGATTTCCGTGATCTCGCGCGTCCAGTAATCGTGGACGAGCCCGGAGTTATCGCTCGTCGTGATATCGGCGAGCGCTCGCGCCAGCTCGGGCTGCTCCAGCGCAGCCGTCATGTATTCGCCCAGGCTGCGGTACTGCATGAGCGGATGCACCGCCGCAGCCGCCGGCGTCGCCGCCGTGACCGCCATCTGCTCCATGCGCTGCTCCATGCGCTCCAGCCGGTCCACGACCGGCGTGATATCCACCGTCTCGCCCATGTCTGCCACCTCGGTATCGTCCGGCTCGCTCCGGACCGCCACGACCGCCGCGCCCGGATAGGCGCCGCGCTCCAGGATTGCCACACGCCGCAAATCCACGGCCTGACGCTCCGTCACGCCGTCTGCGGCCCGCTTTGACGTCCGGGGCACGAACACCACGGACACGTCCTGATACACGCCCTCCCGCGTCAGCGTGAGCAGCTCGTCTCCCGCCGCCGTCGGCGCGATCCGCGCCGTGAGATAGGCCGCATCGTCGCGCTCTTCCAGCGACAGGCCGCGCCCCACGAGGGGCCCGCCGTGCCGTCCAGCTTCGATCGTGACGCGGGATGCGTCCACGCCACGAAACGCGCCGCGCGCAAAGCGCTCGGGCCCGTCGCTCGTCTGCGCCGTCACGCCGTAAGGCACGATGCGCATCTCCACGGTCCGCTGCGCGTTCTCGTCTTCGCGCATGGCGATTGCTGCGGGCTCGGCCCGCGTCAGCTCGTCAGTCACTAGATCACCTCCGGCACGGTGCCCGGGCGCCCAGCGGCTGCCGGGCTCGGCGCGTACAGCGGGCCTTCGGTGATCTCCACCGGGAAGCCCTCCAGCCGCCGGACCTCTTCCGGCGCCATAAAGCCGCCGTCAATCGCGGTCCGGTATGTCTGATACCGCGTCACCGTGTCCACGCGCAAGAGCTCGCGCGTGTCAAAGCGCACGGCCGACGTGGACGGCACGAGGTCGCTCCATGCGGCTTCCACGAGCGCCAGATAGCCCGGCGCGAGCGTCGCCCGGATGAACTCGTCCAGCGCCGCCTGGGCGTTCGCGTACGTGATCGTCGCGCCGCTCGTCTCCACGTGGAGCAAAGGCGCCGGGATGCCCAGCATCCGGGCGACGATGGTCGCGCCGTACGCGCGCGTCTCCTGGAGCTGCGACTTCTGCGGATCGGTGCTCGGGAAGTCGGCCGCGATGCCGCCCGACAGGACGGCCGGCGCGCGGGCCGGGCCCTTATTCGCCGTGATCCATTGCGTCTTCAGCGCCGCCGCCTCGTCTGCCGTCAGCGCGACATTCGACGTCAGGACCGTGGACGGCATCCCGCCCGTGCTGAAGAATGACGCCGCGTATTCTTCCGCCGCCGCGATCGTCGCCAGCGCGTCCAGCCCTTCGCGCACGGGCGAGCGGCCCGCGACGTCGCCCGGCGCCCGGTTGTACGCGATGTGGATGACGTCGAAACCGACGGACAAGCGACGCTGCCGCCACGTCACGACCTCCGTCAGCTTCCGGTCATCCCACGTCACCTGCACCTCGGCCGGGTCCAGCACGAGCGCCGTACGCGCGTAGCCGTCCGGGTCGCGGTCGCCCAACAGCCACCAGGCGTTACCGTGCGCCACCAGGCTATACAGCGTCTGGTAGACGAACTCGTAGCGCGTCATAAAGGGCGACGGGCGCGACACGATGCGCGGTTGCTGCGGCTGCGGGTATCCGTCGCGGTACACAAGTGGAGTGAACGCCGCGCCGGTCGCGCATATCAGCTGGACGCCCCGAGCAACAGCGGGCATCCGCATCGCTTCGTGCAGGCTGAACTCACCCAGTCGCTCATTGATGATGTCCTGGATTACCTGCCCCGGATCGCTGGGCGCGACGCCGTGCGCGCGCTCGCGCTCGTCGTCCCCTAGCAGCCAGTCAAGGAAGCCCATGCGCATAAGTGTAGGTTGTATGCGCAACTATGCAACCGATATGCTGCCCGGGTGCTCGGGTGCCTCCTCCCTCGGGCACGCGGGCGCCGGTGCTCTGGGCGGGTGCCGGCGCCCGTTATGTAAGGCGGAGCGCGCTTCGGAGCGGGTATGGCGTCGCAGCTTCGGCAATCCATTCCGGTGATCGTCGCATCCATCCTGTCGCTGGTCGGGCTCTGGATGATCTATGAGCTGATCCGGGACGGCGCCGTATCCGCCGAAGCGGGACTGGCAATCATCACGACGCTGCTAGGTGGCGCCGTGTCTCACCTCTTCGCCGCGGATGCGGCCGGGCGCGCGGTCGGGTCGTATGAGCGCGCGCAGAACGGCGTCAGCGACAAGATCACCGCCGCTGCGCGTGGCGTCGCGATGAATGGCAAGGGCGACACAGCGCCCGGACATTAGCCGGGTCAAGCCCGCGCTCGGGCGCCACCGATAGCGGGACGATATGGTCCGCTTCCAGCGGTACGCCAGCGGTGCCACACAGCTGACACACGCCCGTGCTGCGGACCGCGACGGACAGCGCCGTCCACGCGCGCGAGCTGCGCATCGTCCGCGCCGGAGTCGCAGGGCGCCGGATGCGACACGCATGGCATCGGCTGCCGCTGCCCAAGGGGATAAGAGCGCGGCAGCCGATGCACGGAGTCTGCACTAGTAGATAGCCGGGCGCGCGGGCTCGGGCTCCACGTTCGCCGCCGCCTCTTCCGCAAGGATCGCAGCCACGGCCAGGTCGATGGCCTGTGGCTTGTCGGCGCGCTTCCGGATAACTTCGCCTGCCGGTGTCACCTCCGCGACCGCCGCGAGCACGTGCCGGCGGAGCGCTTCGTCTCCGTCCCAGCTCGCGCCGCCGCCGTGGACGGCAGACATGAAACGATCCGTAGCGGTCGCCATCCGCATCCGTACGTTCGTCGGGAAGCTGATAACGCGCGCTTCGCCGTACTGCTCGGCGAGCTCCGCGAGCATGTCGCGGAAGTGCCACGGGTCCGCGTACATGGACACCACGCGCCAGCGGTGGAACGCGGCTTCGATGGCGTGCCGTACCTGGTCGCGCGGAACGCGCCACCGCCTGTCGGCTTTCGGCCTCTCCCACTTCGCCACGACGAACCATCGGCCCGTTGACAGGTCCTTGCCCACGATGCCGGTCGCGTCCACGGCTACCGATCCGTCAAAGCCGAGCGTCACCGGCGTGCCCTCGGGCGGCCAGCCCGCCACGACGGGCAGCGCGTCCCAGGTATCGGACGACATCCATTGCTCTTCGCGGTCCGCCCATAGCCCGAGCCTGAACGTACGGAAGACGTTCGGCGGAAGCGTCGCCGCGTCCAGCGCGAGCGCGTCCGCCTGGAGGAAGTCGCCCAGCGCCGGGTTCGCGCGCTTCCACTCGCGCCGGTCCTTGACGCCAGCGGACGGGTTCGCGCTGTGCTCCACGTACGCGAAGCCCGGCGGCGGATCGTCGCTCGCCGCCGCGGTCCGTAGCCCGAACATCAGCCCTTTGTCATAGCCCGGCGTCCCGATGCCCAGCACGAGCGAACGCGGGTGCTTCCCGCTCGCGGACTGCATCGCCGTCCAGGTGCCCACCTCCACGAAGCCCACCTCGTCCACGACGCAGAACGTCGGCTGCCACCCCTGGAGCGAACGCTCGTCTGCCGGCATCGGGCACATGAAACCGTTGCGCCCGGGCAGCACGACGTACGGGTCGCTTCGGTTCGCGTACACGAGCGCGTGCTCGCGCAGCACGGGCGAGCTTTCGATGATGCGCGCCGCGCGGAAGTACACGATGCGCGCTTGCCGCTCCGTCGTCGCAACGCACAGCACCTCGGACGATGGCGTTAGGTAGAGCTCGGCCACCGCGACGAACGCTGCCAGCGCGCTCTTGCCGTTGCCGCGCGCGAGCGAGACGATGGCAGCCCGGTTCGGCCCTTTGTCGGGCCCGTATACCTTGCGGATAACGCGTTTCTGCCACGGGCGAAGCACGACGGGCCGCCCGGTGTCCTTGCCGGACGGGATCAGCTCGTGGCGTTCGACGAACGCGATCACTCGGTCAGCGTGTGAGCGCCCGGGCACTTCCCACGGCGTAGTGTCGGGTGGCTCCCAGCTAGTGATCCTCCGCTGGGCTCCGCTGCCGCGCCGCGCTTCCGGGCGAAGCACCGTCACGTCCGGGCTCGCCTGGGTCGCTTCCGGGCTCTTCCGGGCTCCTAGGTGCAGCCCAACCGGGATGCGCACCTAGG